AGCCCTTTTCGGTGAGAGCCGCCGCGAACTGAGCGGCGGTGCGCGGCTTATCCCTGAGCAGGAGGGCCAGGGCGAGCTGCTGCCCCCGGAGGCAGTATGGGAGCAGACCGCAGCGGAGCCAAATACCTTTTGCACACTTCATGTTGGAACACTCCTTTTTCTCGTAGTATCGTCATCGTAGCATGGATAGGAGCGGGTGTCAAGCACGGAAAATGAAAAATGGAGTGGAAGTCCTTTTTTTGGTACTGCCAAAAAGAAAATGCAGAAAAGCTATTGACAACTGATGGTTGTTGATATAGGATGGAGATAACCAACAAAGCCTGACAGGGAAGCGAAACGTGCAAATAAGGGAGGACGGACAATGACATACCAAGAAAAGATGAAGTGGCTGGGGCGGTATCAGGCGGCGCTGAGCTACCAGCATATGCTGGAAGATGAGATCGAGGTCCTGCGCAGTGATGCCGAGCGTGTGACCACCTGCATGAGCGGGATGCCCGGGCGCGGCGGGCCGAACGTCGACCGGCTGCCGCGGGCGGTGGAACGCATCGAAAAGGCGCAGAAAAAGCTGGCGCAGCAGCTGGACAGCTGCCTGGAAACGCGGATGGAAGTCATGCACAGCATCATGGCCCTGGGCGATACCGCCGAGCAGGAAGTACTGCGCCGCCGCTATGTGATGGGCCAGAGCTACACCGATATTGCCAATGCGATGGGCGTAGTGCAGCGCCGGGTCTACCAGCTGCACAAGGCGGGTGTGGAGAAGGTGGAGCTGCGGAGCTGAAAACATTTCAGTAAATTTCGCAAAGGTTTCGCGGAATTTCATTGCATTTCACAACTAACAGTGGTAACATGGTAGCATCGAAACTCGTGAGAGGAACCAAATCCTCCCGCGAGTTTTTTTATACCCAAAAGGAGGGATGCCGTTGTGCGAAATCAATGAAGAGCACGTCCTGGGCGAGCTGGCGGAGATCGCCTTTGCCACCCCCGGCGAGGAGGGCGGCCTGCCGGTCAAGGTGGCCGACAAGCTGCGGGCGCTGGAGATGCTGTACAAGCATCTGGGTCTGGGCGACGGCGCGAAGGATGAGGGGGTGGTCATTGTGGATGAGTAAAGAGAGAAGAAAAAAAGAGAGGGGGCGCGGGGGTGAAGATCCGGCTGAAAGAGAAGATACCGGCGGTGTTCTGGCCGGTGCATCAGGCGATACGGCGCGGCGAGGTGACGGAGGTCGTGGCCAAGGGTGGGCGCGGGTCGGGCAAGTCAAGCTATCTTTCGATGGAGCTGGTATGGCAGCTGCTGCGCCACCCGGACTGCCACGCCGTGGTGCTGCGCAAAGTGGGCGGCACACTGCGCAACAGCGTGTACAATCAGATCGTATGGGCCATCGGCGAGCTGGGCTGCGCGGGGTATTTCCGCTGTACGGTCAGCCCGATGGAGTGTACCTACCTGCCCACCGGGCAGAAGATTTTGTTCTTCGGGTTGGATGACCCGGGCAAGCTCAAAAGTCTCAAGCTGCCGTTTGGCGCTGTCGGGCTTTGTTGGTTTGAGGAGCTTGACCAGTTCGACGGTCCCGAGGAAGTGCGCAACGTCGAGCAGACTGTCCTGCGCGGCGGCAGCTGGACCCTGACGCTGAAAAGTTTCAATCCGCCTGCCATGGCCCGGAACTGGGGCAACCGCTACGCGCTGGAGCAGCGCCCCGGTAAGCTGGTCCACCACTCCACCTACCGCGATCTGCCGCAGGAAATGCTGGGCGCACGGTTCTGGGCCGACGCCGAGCACCTGCAAAGGACGAACCCGGCGGCCTATCGCCACGAGTACGGCGGCGAGGTCGTGGGCAGCGGCGCGGCGGTGTTTGAGAACTTGCAGCTGCGGGCCGTGACGGATGCCGAGATCGAGCGGTTCGACCGGGTGTACCACGGCGTGGACTGGGGCTGGTATCCCGACCCCTGGGCCTACAATGCGGTGTATTATGACGCCGCGCGGCGCACGCTGGTGATTTTTGACGAACTGACGCGAAACCGCACGCCCAACCGCGAGACGGCCCAGCTGCTGGTGGAGCGCGGCCTGACCGACCCGGACAGCGGCACACTGACGGCGGACGCCGCCGAGCCGAAATCCTGCGCCGACTACCGCGCCGCCGGACTGCCCTGCCGCGCGGCCCAGAAAGGCCCCGGCAGTGTGCGGCAAAGCATGAAATGGCTGCAAGGGCTGGCGGCTATCGTCATTGACCCGGTGCGCTGCCCGGCCACGGCGGCGGAGTTCAGCGAGTACGAGTATGACCGCGACCCCCGCACCGGCGAGGTGCTGGCGGGCTACCCGGATGTGAACAACCACCACATTGACGCGGTGCGGTACGCAGTGGAAGGGGTGTGGAGGCGGAGAGGGGCGTGAAAAGGCGCGGAGAATGTAGGGGCCGCCTATGTGTGGCCCGCAAATGTAAGGCAGACGACCGCTTATGGGAAAGCGGAGGGCCGGGCATGCCCGGCCCCTACGAAGCAGGGAAGGGGAGGCAAAGAGATTTGAGAGGAGAGGATGAATTGCAATCGTATCTGGAACAAGCGTTTGGAAAAAGTGACGTTACATCGGTGAAGATGCGGGCGGCACTGCGGGAGTGGCTGGACTTGTACTACGGCACGCCCCGCGCAGGCGAGGACGCTGCGCCCCGGCTGGCGGCGCTGATCGTGGGCAAATTATGCCGCACCGTTTTTGCCGAGTACGAGACCCGGCTGCCCGAAAACGCCGGGCAGCCTATGCGGTGCAGCCTGGCTGCACTGAACGCCATCGCAAAGCCCGCCATGCAGTACGCACTGGTGGGCGGTGAATGCCTGCTGAAACCTGTACCGAAGGACGGCGCATTCGACTTTGTACCCATCCGGCGCGACTGCTATGTGCCGCTGGCACGGGATGCCCACGGGCGCATTCTGGCCGTGGGTACGATGGAGCGCCACAGCTGCGACG